CTTACTAATCAGGCTGAGCAATTAGGCAAGGCAACTTCATCGGCTCAGGTTCTCCAGATTGCTAATGACACGGCTCGCCTGAATGTAAAGCAGTCAATCCTTGCTCTAGAAGATGCTATTGCGTCTAAGGATGAAGCAGCCATTGTTGCTGCAACTAAGAAACTCAATGAGGATCTAAAGATTCTTGGTGTCCTCTCAGGTCAGAATGTAAAGCTCCAAGACATTAAGTCAATCCTTGACAGTCTCAAACCAAAGGATTTAATTAATCTTGCCAACCTAGATGCAGCTATTGCTAAGATGATGGAATTGCTAAGGCTTCAAGGTACAAAGACGCTAGTGCCAACTACTCCATCCGCAGTAACTGGCAATGGCAGCAACACGGGCAATCCAGCTTTAGACTCATTGATTGATCTACGCAAAACCACAGAATCAGGCACAGCGATCAACTTCTTACTCAAAGAACACATTGATGAGATAATTGCCAACTCTAGTAGCAGCATGGTTGATGAGCAATCACAACTGGCAATGATGAGAATACTTGGTCGTACTGGCATCTCAGCAGATTCTACTTTTGACCCTGCAAGGTTCAGAGCCACTGAGTCAGGCGATATTATCAACATTACTGTCCAAGCTGGCATCGGTGACCCTAACGCCATTGCAGAAGCAATCGATCAAGTCCTTACAGATGCAGCTACACGCGGCACTTTGAGAGGCTACACAATCGCATGACATGGCTTCCAGAATGGCGAGTGACAGTAGGTGATGATGTCTATACGACTGTCACCTCTGTGTCTTTTGCATCTGGTCGCTTGGACATCGACAGGCAATGCACAGCAGGTTACTGCCGAGTAGAGATCATAAACTTTAACAATGCACCTTTTACCATCAATGTCACAGAGCCAATTACTTTAGAGCTTAAAGATAGCGGTGGCAGTTATGTCACAGTATTCGGTGGCGAGGTCTCAGATTTTAACATCGGAGTGCGTAGCCCTGAGGAAAGCGGCTATATCACCACAGGCACAATCTTGGGCATTGGCTCACTTGCTCGACTTACTAAGGCTATCTTTAACACAGCTCTTGTAGAAGAATTAGATGGCGAACAGATCGCAGACATCTTGGGCGCAGCTCTTAACCTTAACTGGAATGAAGTTACACCTACTGTCACATGGGCAACATACCCAGCAACGACCACATGGGATGAAGCCGAGTCCTACATTGGCAATATTGACACAGGCTTCTACACAATGATTCCAGTAGCAGCTAGTGCAAGTGCTAAGTCTCAGACACTTGCAGACCAGATTGCCAATAGCGCATTAGGACAGATCCATGAGGAAAAGAATGGAGATGTTTCCTATGACGATGCAGACCACAGATCTAACACCCTCTCAGCGAATGGCTATACTTTCATCGATGGCGCATATGCAACACCTACCACTATCACATCAACAACTCAGACTGCTCGCATCCGTAACAGCCTTATCTATCGCTACGCCACAGGATACGGCTCAACCTACGCTGTATCAGATCCAAACTCTATAGCCTCTTATGGGCTCTTTGAGCGTTCATTTGACTCTAACATCAAGACCCTTACTGACATCACTGACATCGCCAACAGAGAGCTTAATCTGCGCCGTGTGCCTAAAGGCTCACTAGGGGCAATTACCTTTCGCCTAGATAATCCCGATATGCCAAGTGCGATGCTTGACAGTCTTATCGGGGTTTATTTCGGTCAGCCTATGCTTATTAGCAATCTACCTAGCAATCTGCTAGGTGGCACTTTTGATGGCTTTGTGGAAAATGTAGCACTAAGAGCGACACCTAGCTTTGTAGACATTACCCTTTACATTACAGCTACAGAATTCTCATTATCGACCACACAATGGGACACAATCATTCCTAGTTCATTAGCTTGGACAGGCGTAAATGGTACACTTATCTGGAACAACGCGACAGGAGCATTAACCTAATGGCAACAAGTCCCAATTTCGGGTGGCTAGAACCCGACAACACAGATCTAGTCAAGAATGGCGCATTGGCTATTCGCACACTTGGTGATGCTATTGATGCTTCTCTGGTCGATCTAAAGGGTGGCACTACTGGTCAAGTGCTTGCTAAGGCATCCAACACAGACATGGATTTCGTATGGGCTAATGATGCAGCTGGTGGGGCACCCGTAAACAAGAATTACTTAATTAATGGCGGTTTTGCTGTTGCTCAGCGAGGTACTTCATTTACCGCTTCTGCTAACAATGATGATGCTTACACCTTAGATCGCTGGTATATTCTTTCAGACACTAATGATGTAATCGATGTAACTCAGGATACTTCAACAGTACCTACAAATGGTCAGTTTGCTATCGCTCTAGATGTTGAAACAGCAAATAAAAAGTTCGGCATAGCGACTATTATTGAAAACAAAGATGTTATAGGTTTAGTAGGCAATACAGTTACCTTCAGCTTTAAGGCTAAAGTAAGCTCAACTACAAAATTAGATAATGTTAAGGCTGCAATCGTGGCATGGTCTGGAACTGCTGATACAGTAACAAGTGACATAATCTCGGCTTGGGGCGCAGAAGGTACTAATCCTACTTTAATTGCTAATGCTACTTATGAGAACAGCCCAGCCAATTTGAGCGTGACTACCTCTTATGCCACTTATTCAGTATCAGCTGCGGTTGATACTGCCAGCACAAAAAACTTGATCCTCTTTGTTTGGTCAGATGTTACTGACACTACTGCTGGAGATTTTCTTTATATTGCAGAATCCAAATTAGAGCTCGGATCAACTGCTACGGCTTTTGTTTATGCTGGCGGAACAATCCAAGGAGAATTAGCCGCTTGCCAGCGTTACTATCAACGCTCAACAGGAACAGCAGCCAATACTGCTTACATTTGTTCAGGTGTAGCAATTTCGACAACTCGCGTTTTCTTGAATTATGCAAGCCCAGTAACAATGAGAACTGCTCCATCGGTGGCGCAATCCAGCGCGTCAATTGGTAACGGAGTAATTAGTAATCAAAACATAACTTCGATCGCTTATTATTCAAGCGGAAGTCTGCAACAGATTTCGCTAGACATAAGCGTTGGATCAGGACTGACTGCATCTGGAATCTTCACTTTGGCGTTACCACAAAATGCTTATATCGAATTAAATGCGGAGTTATAAAATGGAATCAACTTACAAAGTAATTGAATTAGCAGATCACTCATACATTGAACGAACAGATGCAGATGGTAAAGTCTGGTCAATTCCGATGGATGAAACAAACTCGGATTATCAACGCTATCTAAACCCAGAAGCGGAACAATCCACACCGAGTTTGACCGATGAAGCCGCAACTAAGTAAGGCTGCTAAACAGCTTCGGGAACAGTTTGATGACACCTTCCCAGATAGAGATCGGCTTTCGGATGGGTGGATCGGTGATACCCGACACTCTGCTCGCAAGTCTGATCATAATCCAGATGAGCAAGGGTGGGTTCGTGCCATTGACATCGACCGCGACTTACACAAAGGCGGAAAGCCAGATCTTATGCCAGACATTGTCGATCAGGTTCGTCTCGCTTGCAAGTCTAAGTCAGAGAAGCGAATCAGTTACATCATATTTGATGGGCGTATCTGCTCCAGCATCCTTAACTGGAAGTGGCGCAAGTACACAGGATCTAACAAACACATCAAACACGCGCACTTCAGCTTTAAGAAAGAAGCTGACGATGCTGGGGCTTTTTTTCAAGTACCTATGTTAGGAGCAAAAGAATGAATGAACTAAAGACAGCAGCAGGATCTTGGGCTAGAGCCTTCTTAGTAGCAGCAATCTCAATGTATGCAGCTGGGGTCACAGACCCACAGGCACTTATCGCAGCTGGTATTGCATCGATCCTTCCACCTGTACTGCGCTACCTTTCACCTAATGATCCTTCTATGGGCATTAAGAAGTGACACAGTCAGACTTCTTCACGCTTTACCTCGCCACCATTGCAGCACTTGGCGGCTTGTCTGGCTATGTAATCACACACCTATTGTCTGAGATTAAAAGACTCAACACGCGAGTCGATGAGATCTATAACATACTTCTCGACAGGTAACATAGTGCCATGGCAAGAAAAGCAACTAAGGCTCTAGAGGAACAAGGTTACTCAAAGCTTGATGCCTACTGCATTGGACTTTATGAATATTTCTGCTCGCTTAAAAGAGCAGGGTTTCCAGAGGACATTGCCATGTTCATGATTACAGAGCCACAGGCTTACCCACATTGGATCTTGCCCGATGGGATACCGCCAGAGAAGTTAGGCGATTACATAGATGAGGATGACGATTAAGCGAATCGTAGTCGTTTCAGATCTTCAAGTACCATATGAAGATAAGGTAGCAACTCGCAATCTTGCTAGTTTCATCAAAAAGTTTAAGCCTGACCAAGTAGTCACCATTGGCGATGAGATTGACCTACCCCAGATAAGCAAGTGGGAAGAAGGGCGCATGGGCTCTTATGCTCAAACGCTAGATGATGACCGCAATCAAGCTGTGGACTTGCTCTGGGAGTTAGGCGTAACAGATTGCATTAGGTCTAACCACACAGATCGCCTGTACAACATCATCATGGCTAAAGTCCCAGCATTCGGGGCATTGCCAGAGCTGCGCTTTGAGAAGTTTATGCGCTTCGATGAGTTAGGTATAACCTTCCATAAGAACCCAATGCCTATTGCATCTAACTGGATTGCAGTCCATGGAGACCACACACCCATCAAGCCACAGGGGGGCTTATCAGCCCTTGAAGCGGCTCGTAGGCATGGAAAGAATGTCATCTCAGGTCATACCCACAGAGCAGGGCGTTCAGCCTTCTCAGAGGCTTCTGGGGGTCGTATAGGGCGTGTCCTACATGGTGTCGAGGTAGGCAATCTCATGGACTTTAAGCAAGCGGCTTACACTAAGGGAGTTGCTAACTGGCAACAGGCATTCGCCATCATGTATGTGCATGGCAATAAGGTGCAAGTCGATCTCATTAACATCGAGAAGGACGGGACATTTATTGTCGCTGGAAAGACCTACGGCAGACCTAGATAATCGTTATCATTTCGTTATCAGAATGTGCTTGATTCGTCTGGGGTTTATGCAACACTAAAGCCATGACAAGCACAACGACACTAATCAAAGAAGAATTTTGGACACTTGTATGTGAGAAGCATGGCTTTACTTGTGACTTCAAGACAAAGAAGCAAGCTTTACAATGGAAAAATAATTCATCAATGTGGTGTGAAAAGTGCTAACAACTACTACAGAAAAGGGCGAATAAAATGAGCTTTGAAATGCCAATGATCGTGCTGCTTTTAGCAGCTAATGCATTATGGTACTTGGTCGGCTGGGCTAAGGGTTTTAATGAAGGCAAGCGCGAGGGTCTAATCGTTGCTAAGTCATTTCAGCGAGTGACAACAGATGCGCGCTAATGAAATCTTACTCACCGCCACCGACACGATCCGTGATCGTGGGCTGTCATATGGTCACCCTGCGGATAACCTGCAACACACCGCAATGCTGCTCTCAGCATACTTACAAACACCGATACACGACTATCAGGTGGCAGGGATCATGGTCTTGGTTAAACTTGCAAGGACTAATCAATCAGCACAACACATCGACAACTGGGTCGATCTCTGCTCTTATGGCGCACTCGCAGGGCAGCTAGCCACAGAGGAAAACGAACTTTATGTTTAATTTAGCCGATTACGAGCCAGTAGAGGTGAGACTTGAAAAGTTTATTAAGGACTATCCAGCGTTCCGCATATCAACTGAGTTGGAAGTTGTCGAGGCTACTCGATACATTGTTAAGGCGTATCTATTTAAGAATGCTGAAGATGGCGTTGCATGGGCAACAGGGTACGCTGAAGAAACAGTTACTAGCAGAGGCGTTAATCAGACTTCAGCATTGGAGAATTGCGAGACTTCAGCGATCGGCAGAGCACTTGCAAATGCAGGTTATGCTCCTAAAGGAAAGAGACCAAGCCGAGAAGAAATGACTAAAGTCGTTGCTACAAAAGTAGTAAAGCCAGCAGTTCAAGATGTTAAGGCAGATGATCAGGATTACTGGACAACACCTGTCAATGAGTTTAATAAAGTAGTCGATGCGCCTGTCACACTTGACAAAGCAATGGATCTTGTGCAGGACATTTTAGGCACTGGAGAAGCTGTTGAATCACCAAGCTGCGATCATGGACATATGCAATGGCGTGAAGGTGAGAAAAATGGTAAAGCGTGGGGTGGCTACTTCTGTAATACAGCGATCTCATCAGCTCATCGATGCCCTACAAAATGGTTCAACCTTGGATCAGATGGAAAGTTTCATCCACAGAAAGCGAGAGTCTAATGGGTAACATAGGAATCAAGATAAATGGTGAATGGGTTGATCTCATGTCAGCATTCGTACCATGTCAGCTGTGCAATGAGCCAGTTGCAATCAGAGACTTAGAGGACATATCTTCAGACTCAGTCAATGGCGTTGTTACATGGCAGTGCTCAAAGTGTAAAGCTGTGAATGGCTAGTCAAGCAAGGAAGCACAGAGGTTTCCGCACAGAGCGTGTTGTCGCACAGTACCTATCGACTGTATGGCAAGGCGCATGTGTGGGAAGGGGTAGTGGCAAGGATATTGTTAATGTGCCGTTCGATGTTGAAGTCAAAGCCCGCGCTGGGTTTCAACCGAAAGCATATTTAGCACAGCTGAAAAGTCGCACAGCCATTTCGGGGGAATTAGGCTTTGGGGTTATCAGACTCAATGGTCAGGGTGAAGATGCGCGTGAGTATGCCGCGATCATTAGACTAGAGGATCTCTTGCCACTACTCATATTAAAATATGGTCACCTAGACAAAGAACCTACTGAGGCAGACATAGACCGATGCTCTGGATGTGGGTCATACATGATAAGGAAGTGCTTAACTTGCCAGCCTACGATTACAAATGCTCACGATGCAATCTTAATCAAGAGATCAATCATGGATGGCACAATAGACCAGTAGTGCTATGTAACTATTGTAATGAGCCTATGGTCAAAGTTATAGCTGCAAATCCAATTCACTTCAAGGGCAAAGGATGGGGCAAAGATTGAAGATTCTAAACTTGTATGCCGGTATAGGTGGCAATCGTAAGCTATGGGGCGATGAGCATGAAATTACATCAGTAGAGCTTGATGATCGTATTGCGACAGTCTATTCCAGTATGTTTCCAAAGGACACAACTATTCAAGGTGATGCACATGAGTACCTATTAGAGCACTTCCAAGAGTTTGACTTCATTTGGTCAAGCCCACCATGTCCTACACATTCAAGGCTAAGAAAGCATGTCTCCATGAACACTGGCTCTATGCCGGTGTATCCAGACATGACCCTTTATGAGGAAATCTTGTTGTTGCAGCATTACTTCAAGGGTTATTGGGTAGTAGAGAATGTGCGCCCATACTATGAGTACTTGATCCAACCTACTGTGGTGCTAGGCAGACACCCTTACTGGATGAACTTTGATGTCGAACCTAAGCACTTTGGTTCGGATGGCATCACATCAAATGGAGCTGCAGAGAAGATTGCGAGCAGCTTTGGTTATGACCTATCTGAGTATTCATTACCTGATAAGCGCAAAGCTTTACGCAATGCAGTCAATCCAGAAATGGGTCTTTACATCTTAAATAGTATTCCACAACCTGTGGATAACTAGGGGCGGAACTTAACTCTGAACGAGAAAAGAACACGACTTATGCACATATTTGACAGGTATGGTACGCTAACGGCGCAGAGCCTCTCAAAGGCTCACCGCGAGCCCCTTAGGGGCGTAGCTCGCGGGGTGCTAGTAGCTATTGGGATAGCTCTATGCATTATGCCTGAAGCAGGTGGATCTAAACCCAAGCAATATGTTACCTATAAAGAATATGCATTACATCTATTACATTATGACTATAAGCAAATGAAGTGCTTAGGTAAGCTCTATGGTAAAGAGAGTGCATGGAATCCTGAGGCTCGTAATGGTAGCCACTATGGAATACCACAGGGTAGATCGGTATGGCTAAGAGATCAAGATGGTTATGCTCAGGTACGATGGGGCTTAGGATATATAGAGCATAGATACAGCACACCATGTAAAGCCTATGAGCATTGGAAGTTAAAGAATTGGCATTAGATAAGCTCAACAGCAGACGATACAGGGTGCAGCGTGAGCGCGTGTTTAATCGTGATGGCAGGGTGTGTCAATTGTGTGGCACAGATGAGGGCGAGATGCATATCGACCACATAATTCCACGCAAGGTGGGTGGAGATCATAGCCTTGATAATCTAAGAGTGTTATGCAAGTCATGCAACCTGCGCAAGGGTGCGCTCAATGAGGGGGTTTTTTTAGCACAAGGGGCTACCCCCCCTGTCTTTCTTC